GCTAAATAGTTAACAGCAAATCTACCTTTACGATATTGTCCTGATTCTATTTCTCCAGATATGTTTGTTTCTGTAAATACAGAGTCTTCCATGGCTATAGCTGACATAATATTTATTTTTGCCATCATGCCCATCAAACCAATTACATGGTCGTATTGTCCTTTAAGTTGGTCAAAAGATGTTCTCTTCATAAAAACAAAAGGTGGTGTTGATAATACGTTAGGTATAAAATCTAAAATCATATTACGTTCTGGGAATACAACGTATGTACCTCCCATGTCGTAGTACTCAATTATTCTTACACCAGAGTATGTATTGTCTTCCCAATTTTGTTCTCTGTTATTTTCATATGACATGAAAGGTGCAGCTAAGTCACCATTTACTTCATCACCTTCATCATCATCTTGTTTTAATATATCTGCAGCAAACTCTGGATATATCTGTGCAAGTTTATATCTAGGTATACGTCTTACAACAGCCATTTCTCTAGGTTGTTGGTCAGGACCAAAGTTACCTGGGAATGTATCATAAGGGTCACGTAGTTCTGCAGAAGGATAAAAGAAACCATTTGTATCACGTCTTGTTGTTATTACCCAAGCACAATAACCATAACCTGGTAACCATCTAGATGCTTGTTGTAATTGATTAAGTAAACCTTGTTTATCATCATAGTTAGTTACTATGCGTTCTAGTTTTTCTGCACGTTGTTTACTTCTAGCAGAATCATTGTCATTAGGTATATCTACTCTAACTTGTGGTATTCCAGAAACTTTTTGTGCAAGTCGGTCAATACCTGATTGCAACATGTTAGGTGCAGGTAATAAATCAGCATCACTGGTTTCCATTGTATTACCTAGTAATGCTTTGATGCCGTCTGCACCACCATTAAGAATAGATTTAATTCTAGCTTTTTGTACTTGTCTTTCTTGAACTAACTTACCTGATGTAAGTTCTGCAGCATTTTGGACAATCTCTTTATAAGATTTAATATCTAAATTTTCTATGCCCATGGTGCTTCGTTCATATCAGTCATTTTAAAATCTCCATAACTAGGATTATATTCTAACCCTATATCAGCTGAATGCTCTTTTTGCATACGCCTAAAAACCTTCATTGGAAACCAACTAGCCATAACTATATCAGTCTTTTCTTTGTTTCTTTTAGAAACAGGTTTTCCATCAAAGTATAACAGTTGTTGCCTATATTGCTGTACTTTTGAATTTGACACACCGTCACCAGTAGGTAAATGTATTCTTCTATCTTCAAATAAATCAGCCATAGCTCCTACACCATATAGTGGGTCATGTTTGTTTTTACCTGTAAGATGTCCTTGTACAGTTATACCAGTACGTAGTGTAAATTCTTTTATAGCTGCATCTTGTCTAATAGCAGTTTGAAATCCGTTTTCTTCTACTATCCAATGTCTAACATCATACTTGTGTAACCAATCAGCCATTTGGTCTAATGCAGCTCTAATACCACCACCACGTTTGTTTTCTAGGTCAACTAGATAAAGCTCACCTCTGTACTGGTCTATACCCCAAAGTACACTAGCTTGATATCCACTAGATGCAGGGTCAAGTCCAGCAACAAGATATAAGTTTTTATATACTTGTCCTAGTACTAAATCAGGTCGCATACATTGGTCAATTAAATTCATTGTAAATATTTGCGTACCTTCTACATATGCTTGATTAAAGTAAACCATTTCGAATGTTTGTCTACCACCTGTAGATTCAGCAGAATGTAATCTAGACATTAACCATTTAAAAGTACGTTTGTTAGACCATAACATACAGTCAATATGTTCATCTTCTAAATGTTGTGGTATCTCACAATCTAATGCGTGTGCTGTTTCTACAATGCTTGTAAAGTTATCTGATTCAAGTAAGTGATTATATAAATCATCAGGGTGTTGTCTTGACCCAATTACAATTACAGCTGTATGTTCCTCTTTACGACTTGATAGTGTTGTTGTCCACCATTGTCTTGTAGATTCTCTTGCACCAGGTTGCATTGTAGTTTGATGGTCCTCAATGTCATCAGCAATAATAATATCACAGTCACGTGATAGAATCTTTCCACCCTTACCTACAGCTACCATAGTAGGTGATTTAATACCTGCTACTGTTCTTGTGCCTACAGTAAATTGATTCTGTGACCAGTTTTTACCTGACCTGTTATCTGGTTTAAAACTTGTACCTGGTAAACAAAAATCATCTTGTAACTCTTCATTAGTATCTAATACATCAAGTACAGCAGATAATGCATTCTTAGCAATGTCTTCGTTGCCACCTACCCACATAATTCTTACATTAGGGTTTTTGCATATCTGATAAACAGCAAAGTGTATAAGTAGTTCTGTCTTTCCGTGTCGTGGGGGTGATAGTATTAATAATTCTTTTCCGTTTTCTATAGAATCTATAATGTTATTTATCCAGTTTGTATGGAAAGGAGCGGTGTCATACTTCTTTCCTAGTTCTGTTCTAAAGTATCTTTGGCGGAAGTTCGAAAAATTTGCTAGGGATGCTTTTACTTCTTCGGATAATTCCCAATCTTCTGCAGCTACTGCGTTCCTAGTATCTATTTTGTATGCAGCAAGCATACGGCTGACAGTAGCTGAAGTGCAACCAAGGAGGGAAGCTGCCTCAGCTACCGCCATGTCGCCAGTTGCAACTTGTTCAGCTATTCCCTCACTTACGAAAGCTCGGTAATACTGACCTCGTCTAACAGATGCGTAGTCGCCCTCGTCAGACTTACGTTCTATATTAATAGGTTTTTGGTCAGGTTGCTTGTTGTGTCGTTTATCTCGTGCAAACTGTCGTTTCTGGCATGTAGGAGTGCAAAATTTTCTTTGTTTCCCTTTTAATTTTTTCCTACAACCCTCTGCTATACAGATAACATTGTTTACAGTATCGACCATTAGTAACTATCTTTCGTTAGATGTTTGTATAGTGAGAATTATATGTTATAGTTACCCTAATTACAAACACTTAACACAAGTATTTTGTTACAGGTAAAGTGGTGACCGGGACATCGAAAGCTGCTGACTGGCAAGACAGTAACGTAGAAACGCAAAAGCAGTACCCAAGGACAGTTAGAAAAGGTTAAGTCAAACAAAATCGGCTATGCCCGCTCCTGCCCAGAAACATTGGCTCTTCCGTAAGTTACCAGCATATTTTATAGACCTTACGTACTATATAAGAAGAAGCCAGATTGACATATGGTAGTCAAAGGTAATATGTACACAGAATAACAACACCTATATGTAAACTTTATATGTATACTGTATAGTATCCTTCTACTGTCCTGTAGGACAGAAGGATATATACTGTATATACTTTTAAATACAGCCATATGTAGTTTAATTACATACCTATGAACTGTTATGAAATCTATACAATAATAAACAATATATCTTTCTGTACGAAAGACTGCTGACTTGCGAGTCAGCCTTCCGACAGAAAGGATATAACGTTGGATATAAATTATAAGACTGTAGTTATTTGCACTTGGTGCGATAAACCTATACATAACGATTATGATATGAACCAAGATTGGTCGGTCAATCCGGTTAGGTTTGTTTACGTATGTAGTAAAGTATGCCACGATGAGTGGGATATGTCTTAGTAGCTATCACTCAGTATTCTGCTGACACGTGTGTCAGAATACTGACTGATACTTACGTATCTTATCTATTTAAAGAAAGGAATTACAATGGATAAATTTAATAAAAAGAAACTATGTACAGTATGTATGTACCCAATCGTCTTTAAGAAAGACGCATATTGGAAACCTGCCGCAAACGGCAAGACATACCCACTTAACATACACTATAAAGATTGCGCTACAAAGGTGTATCTCAATGGCGAAAACGCCTGGGAAGTATCTAAGCGTAATGTTACTAAAGTACAACAACTTAAACTTATGTTTAGGTAGTATATATCACTCAGTTGTCTGTAGACCAGTAGGTCAGACAACTGACTGATGTATATATAATATATATGTCAAGACATAAAAACAAAATATAATGAAAGGAGTTATTATGTCAAAACCAATGAACCCAGTAGTGTGTGGTATTACTGGTAAAACACTAACCGAATGGCGACAACGCACATTCGTGCAAAGATACATTAACGGTTCTTTGCAAACTATACCACTATACCTTGATATAAACGAGGTAATAGCATTGCATAAGCAATCACCAACATATATCGCCAAGAAAGCTGGCGAAAGTGCAGAGGCATCTGCACCAGCTACCGAAGAAGTAGCTGAAACCGAAAGCGAAGAAGTGCTTGAGGAAGTTGCACCCTATTAAAACCAAGTAGGTTTTACACTCTCTATGTTGTATAATGTAGAGAGAGTAAAGTCTATATGAAATGCGTATAGGCTTGATAGAATAAGTTAGCCATATATTCTATCGGTTAGGACTCTAAGGCGAGTGAGATAAAGTAATAGCATATAATGCATCCTAACCAATGATATGAAAGGAAATAATTATGGACATTGTTAATGTCAAACTTGCACTAGAAACGCTAAACGAAATCGTTCCAGCTATAAAGATGGACCAGATAAAGATAGCTGTTAGGC